ATCTGTAGTCACCAGAGTGTTGAAAGATTACTACAAATTTGCGAAGGATGGGGTTTCAGGACCAGCGTACTTAATAAGTTCTCGTTCAAGTAGAAAGAAGAAAGTTGATGATGAGGATGATGAACTTAAGACGATCCATGTAGATAAAGGAATATTACCGACACAGACCGGTACCGTTGATGTAAAATCCAAGGATGTGAACGTATCAAAGAAAGTTACAAGTTGTGTAATCGCTTTTTCAGCAGCGGCGTGTCAGTTTGAAGAATCGGGATACAAGCCAAAGGATGTCGTATACAATGCAGTGCATATGGATCCAAATTCAGTTTCAAATAATTCTGAGCTCATAGTCACTATAGATGACGTACCTTTGTTCGTTTTTGATGATTATAAGGATAAGGTTAAAGAATTACGTAGAAAAGGTGTACGTACATTAGTAGAGGATGGTGCACTTTTACATTACGACGGCTTGGGTACAGTGGTGTTGGGTAAAAGTGTTGACACAATTGCAGAGAAAAATGAAGTTATGCGTATGATACAGAGTTCTTTAATTGAGGAACGTCTAATCATGCATCATAGAGTACTCAATCTTGGAAATAGAGTATTAGTTACTGAAGAGAAATTTTTCAGTGATAATTTTGAAGTCGTATATCTGGCAGACGGGAAAATAGTAGATGATATGGCTAGTGTATTAAATTTTGATTTCATTGAAAAAGGACGTGACGTTAAGGACTATACATCACATGCAAGTACGCCTAAGCAGACTGATTGGTCTAATGAACCATATGATTATTGGGCACATGAAGGTATATTAGAAAAGGTACTATTTGAAGTATTGAGACATGTATTAAGCGGTAACCCTGATAAACAACTTAAAAAGTTTAAGTCAATGTTTTCTACTTTGATGAACTTCATATTTGCTAAAGCGAAGTCCGGAAATGGCGTCACTTATATATCATCTCTAGACAAGCACGACAACACTGAAATCACTGGTTATGGTGTGTATGAAATAGGTGCTCATGATGAAGGGGGTATATACAATGATAGTGATGCTTATGATGGTATGAAAAGTTCATTAGAGGCAGAATTTGACGAATTACTCGAAAATGGATTTGTACATACATATACCTTGTTGCGTGAATTGATTGAACCTATGCGTATTACTAGGTGGCATTGGAGGGCTAGAGCCTTCTTGGATTCATTACTAGCGATCAATGGTTATGGTCGTACAGAATTAGCTATGTCACATGCTCAACAGATTGAGGCTGAATTGGCTCCGTCTGATCCTCCAATGGCTAAATACATTTTCGACCTATCACGGCATATGATGCATGTGGCAAAGGAGAAAGATTGGATACCGACGGAAGAAGAATTTAATGAGGTGATGGTGTCATCAATGAAACCGACATCGTCAGGTGTGTCAGAAGGAGGAGTTCCTGTGCCTTCAGCTCTAACATATGAAGATCCAGATTCTGGAGTAGAGAAACGTATCGCTGGATTAGGTAAAATTCTGTATATGATAGCAAATATTGAAAAGTTGAAGAATGCAGATGAGTATCTTTCAGAAAATCATGACGTGTGGACTAAAGAGAATCCAGGTAGGGTCGGATCCAGAAATGTTGCTGGTGCGAAAGCAGCACGTGCCATATTTATGGCTGATATGATTACATATAGAGGTTTATATCCGCTTGCTACCATTATGGATAGGTACCAAAACTATACTAAGGATGAGCCACGTGATTACCATTTCTACGGTGCACGTAATTATACCGTAGGTAAAGAGACGGGCTCACCCCTAAAGGACCATGCGGATGCCATGATTGCTAGTAGTGATCCCAAACAGTTTTCAGCCATGACTGATTTCTCTGCTTTTGATGCCACTGAACAGTATCCAAATTTTTGGAAACCTTTTGTTGATGGATTAATCCAGGGATGTGAGGATGTCGGATTAGGTGAAGGGAGTGATTATGTGTTACTTCGTTCGGCCACAGGAGGGCAAAACTTGGGATTGATCCATCTAATAAAGGAAATCATGGGTAAGAAATTTAAGAATCCATTGTATTTCCTATCGGAAGGAGCAGGTTGGGAGAAAGAAGCTTTGCAGGTAGCGCAGCAAGCAATGATGCCTTCTGGTTTATTGATTACACTCTCTGGTAATAATGTGTGTAATATCGCTGATTTCCAAGTATTCCTGGATGCAATGGCGGCTGATCCCGAAACAAGATGTTTTAAGTTAAAACTAATGCGTTGTATGGGTGATGATAGATTAGTCATTTTTGATGCTCCATTCA